TTGGTTAAACAAACTCAACAATCCAATAGCTGTAGTGTGCTTATCTTTATTGTACGTAGAAGTGGCTAGTCTTGCTAAAATAGCTCTCTCTCTAATAAGTGGATATACTCATCTGAAAGAATGTAGTTAACAAATGCAGCTTTATTTCTGTTCATAACTGTTTATCTCTTTTGTTGATTACTCGTCAATTAGCCCAGATCGTTCAAGTGAGTCACCATAATTATCCCAGTTATCAACGCCACCATGCTCTAGAGCTAATAATATATCATTTCTTTCCACTAAGTGATTGTATTGGGCGATGGTTATTTGCTTTGCCCCTGATGAATATTTACCAATATCGACAAGGGTTTTTTTGTGCATTTCAGATAGTTTACTTATTCCTTTTGTTGCTATTTCCTTTTCAATATTCAAGTTTTCTATCGTTAAATTTAAACCACTTATTTTAAATGAAAGTTCCTTAACCTTGCTTTCGTGATGTTTAGATGATCTTCTCCACTCTTCATGCAGTGATTTTGTTTTGTTAAATTCATATTCAAGATCTTTAATTTTAACCTGTAGTGATTTTATAAGTAACATTTCAACAGGTTTGTCATGCAGTAATCTTTTTTCAATCATACAAATAATTGAATGCTCTTCGTTTTGTATGTCTTCCAGTATCGCTTCTGCTTGGTCGTATTCCTCTTGTGCTGCTTCGCCTGATGACATAGGGCTACGACACTCGGAAGGTGTGCAGTAATTCTCAGCTTCAATATTTGCAGCAAAATGCGTATTCAATTGTATTTCGCAAAACTCTTCATTAATGTCACGAATTATTACGCAAGGGTTATTCATATAAAATTTAATTTGTTTATCACTCACTATCTTTATCCTTTTTAATTACATTTAATTGGTTAACAGGCTAAGTAATCACCCATCAATCGGTTTATTTCAAGATCGAAAACTAAATCGTCCTTCCGTTTTTTTTGTTTGATTCTGTTAACCTGTCGTTTTTCATCTACTTCGTTTAGTCTTTTTGCTTCGGTTACTTCTTGACGTATTTGTTTTTTTAATTCAGGTCTTATGTTCATCGGTAATCTTCCTTGTTTTGTTGTAATTAACTGTAGTGGTTTTTTTAACGCCTATGTCACTAAGCATGTAATTAGTAGGTTCTCTCTTTCCATTTAAAACCGCGCTAACGAATGATGCAGTAAAACCTATGTGTTTAGCGTAGTTCTTTGCTGTTTTGAATTCAGTAAGAATAAATACTCTTAGCTTTTCCGTAGCCTCTTCTTGTGTCATTTGGTTAACCTATATTGTTGATGTAATCTAAATATAATACACAACAATCAACTAATCAAGTTTATTTATACTTTATTTTACTCAATAAAAAAGAGCCTATATCGGCCCTTTGTTTTATCTTTCTGTGATGTTACTTAGCTAACCCCACTATTAAAGTCTGTAGCCATTTGTTTCGCGTCCTCCATTGTTTTTGCGACCCACTCACCACGACCGCAATGAATAATAGAAAAATCATTTTCAAATAAATTTACCTTGCCGAAATCTTCTGGGCAAGCTTCACCACTAATTAGTTCGTCTAGATCGCTTTCTTTTTCAACTACCGATATTTCTACTGGAGTGTGTAATATTCTAATGCCAGATCTATCATCTAGTATCTGACACTCTGCTAATTTTC